ATTGACAGAAGTTTTTGATTCATTTGAAATACAAAGTAAAAATAAAAAATATAAACATTATTGCGTATATGGAACAAATTTATAATTGGCGAAAAAATAAAAACGATATAAGTCTTCATAAAATTGAAATAGGTTCTTATAATGAAGACATTGGTTTGATTAAAGAGACTATTGGAGAACATAAAGAAAAAATTGGAGAGCTTAATACAGAAATTGGTTCGATTAGAGAGACTATAGGAGAACACAATACAGAAATTGGTTCGATTAGAGAGACTATAGGAGAACATAGAGAACAAATTTCTATATGTGAAAATAATAATAGAGAAACACCATATTACTGGACTAATCAATGGGTTAATAATAATCTACCTTCACATTCTAATAGTTTTGAAGACTCTGTATCTCAAGGACAATATGAATCTAAATTGTGGTTAGTAGAGGAATTGAAAAAATTTGTTGTTAAACCAAAATGTCATATTGATATTATAGGTTCTTGGTTTGGGTTTCCTTTAATAGAAATGTTAGCAGATGAGTTTGATATAAAACAAATAGATTTGTATGATATTGATGAAAATTGTCATAAAGTAACTGCTCAGTATATAAATCATTTTAATTATGATTTTAAAATATCACAATTTGAAAATTTTTTTGAACGTAAGGATTTAAGAAGAAGAGGATTAATTATTAATACATCATCTGAACATATGTCCGATATAGTTTCTATGAAAGATTATTATAAAGATTATCCATTAAAACCGATTTTAGCAATACAATCAAATAATTATTTTGAAGTAGAAGATCATATAAATTGTGTAAAAAATGTTAATGAATTAATTGAAAAGAATCAAATTAAAAATGTTTTATATAAAGGAAAACGATCCTTACCACTATATGATAGATTTATGATAATAGGAACATGGTAACTGTTGTTTTAGTATGTACAGGAAATAAGTATGACGAATGGTATATTAATAATATTCTTCATATGATACGTAATCATGGAAAATTGAATTATAGATTTGAATATCATATTATAAGAGAAGGAGAAGGTAGTGTTGTTGATAAACTTAAAATGTTTAAAGTTTGTACTGATGATATAAATTATTTATATTTCGATTTAGATATAATTATTAGGGGTCCTATAAAACATTTAATTAAAGATAATTTTACACTTATCAATGCCTGGTGGAGAGATCCGTTTCACACTCCTTTAAATTCTTCAATAATGTCGTGGAAAGGAAACTGTTCTCATATTTACGATAAATTTTATGAAGATGAAGATTATAGCAGAGTAAAATATTGGAAAGGTATTGACGAATATATTTACAAAGAAATAAGTTATAATACTTATGATGAAGTATGTTGGTCTTATCCTTATGATCGAAGAGAATTAGACTATTCTGTTTGCTTATTTAATCATGGATTTACCCCTGCAATGAAAAGAGAGGGATGGACAAAAAAATACAGATTATTAGAAACTTCTTGACAGAGGAAGAATGTTGGAATCTTATTGTAACTCATAGAAAACGAGTTAGACCTGCTGGTGTTGTAAATCATGAATTTTCTTCTCATCGAAGATCAAAAGTTATTCTTTGGTCAAATGATGTTGTTTGTTGGTTAGGGTGTTCGTTTATGGAAGATAAATTTAATATTTCTGGTATGGTGTTTCAATTTTCAGAATATTCTAAATTAAATTATTATCATTGGCACAATGATTATAAAACAAATCAATTAAATCGTAAAAGAACAGAAACTTGGGTTATATCCTTAAATGAAGAATATCGGGGTGGAAGATTTGAAATTAAAGGTCAAAATTTAATAGAATTAAATGTGGGCGATTGTCTTAAATTTGATTCAAGATTAGAACACAGAGTTAATCCAGTATTAAAAGGAAAGAGATATTCTTTAACTGGATGGATTTTTAAAGAAAATGATAGATAAAAAAAATGAAATAGTTTTGATACATGCTTATTTGTCTGATAAAGAAAGAAAAGCAGTTTGTCATAAATTTATAAAACAGTTTAAATCTTTTGGTTATGATGTTATAATTACAACTCATTTACCTCTTGATAAAGACACACAAAAATTAGTTGATTATGCAATTTATGATAAAGATAATGTTTTACTTGATGATCCTATGTATAAAGGATATTTGATTCAATATTGTTTTGCTGATGATGGTAAAGGAGGACTCAAACCCGTTTTTAATATTGCAAGTAAAGAATTTTTTAAAAATAATACAATAATGGCAGTTTTACGTTTATTGCTTGCTGGTGTCGCATATGCAAAAGTTCTTAATAAAAAAGTAATACATTTATTTGATTATGATGGATTTTTGCCTTTTGATGATGAATTAATAGAAAATAGTGATCTTATATTAAATCAAGGAAAACAAGCAGTAGTATATGAACGTGAGAAAGAGGCTTTAGATATTGATGATGGTTGGGGAGGAAGAAAAAAAAGACATTGGCAAATTATGACATTAATTATGTCTTGTGGTGTAGAGTTTTTATATCGAAGATTGAATATGTATTCTGATGAACATCTTAAAAAAATGATTATAGATCAAGGTATGGGAATGGGAGAAGAATTGCTGGGATATGTTCTTGGTGTGTCTTATTTGAATAAACGAGAAGATTCATTTGAAGAAAATATTGAAATAAAAAATCTTGAGGAGGCTTCTAAAAAAATAGGATTTGAAAAACAACAAATTTATACTGATGTTGATCACCCCTGGATTTGTATTGCATGGGATCGTGATCATGAAAATTATAGATTTTTTGCTATGCCCCCAAAGGGAAAGATTGAATGTACTATTTTTAGAAATGGGGTACATCACAACACTTTTGAGATAGCTGATTGGGTTTATGTGACAGATTCTTTTTCTGAAGAAGGCCTTGAAAACATAACCATTCATGTGAATGGCGAATTTTTTAGAGAATATGATTTTACCAAACCAGAAACAAGAGCAAATATTTTAATGAATAATAGTTGGACCAATGCTCCTCAAGGATAATATAAGTGTTATAATACATACGTGTGACGAATATAGTCATTTTTGGGATGGCTGGTATACTATGTTCGATCATTTTGGTTTTTTAGATTTAGGATGGCCCATATATTTTTGCAATGAAGAAATAGAATTGCCCTTTAATGAACAGAGAATACTTCAGATTAAAACGGGTAAAAGTAAAAAATATATGGGAATCGAAGAACGAGATTGGTTACCTACTTATGGGGGACCAAAGCAAATTGATGAGGGGTGGAGTGATAGACTTATAACATCTTTAAATTCGGTTCAAACAAAGTATGTTTTATACATGCAAGAAGATCAATGGCCATTTAAAGAGATTGATGTTAAATTATTTAATAACTTGTTAAATTTTGCACGATTCAATGATGTGAATGGATTAAGATTACATCGACTTACAACTCCCTATGTCCTAGATGAATATGTAGAAACAGATTATTATGTACAAAATAAAAAAGTTTTAAAAGCCAAAAGAGATGGTGGTTTTTTATTGTGTCATCAGCCGACTATTTGGAATAGAGAATTTTTATTGAACGTAAGTATTCCTGGTGAAGGATTTAGAGATAATGAGTATGCTGGAACTGAAAGAGTTAGAGAAAAATATAAAGATCCAAAAATTTTTTTATATAATCATCATTGGTTTTTAGAAAAATCTGCTTCTGCCGCTGGTTTGTGGATTCCAGAAATCGAGTGGGAATATAGAGAAATTGTAAGAGAACGTGAAGTTTATAAACACTTTAATATGATTAAAGATGAATAAAACAAAAGTCTTTGCAGTTAGAGTACGTGACAAATATGATCAAGGAGTTGAAGATTATATTAATTCAAAAATATCGAATGTTACATGGATTAGAGATGAGTTACCTGGAGTAGATTTACAATGGAATAAATTACGAGTTATGAATATGGATATTGATGAGCCAGTTCTTGTAATTGATATTGATACTTTTTATATCAATGATTATGTTAAAGCAATTGATTATCCTATAGAAAGAGGTGAGTTTTTATCTGTAAAATCTTGGTGGAGTGATACTTGGAATCAAAATTATTCAATGTGTGGAGGATTTCAAAAATATTATCCAAAAGATTGCAAATACATTTATGATGAATTTATGAGTAATATTGATTATTGGTCACAACATTATATTGTACACAAAATAACAACAGGACCAGTTAATGGTGAACAATATTTTGTAGAAGATCAAGTAAAGAAAAAATTAAAATTAAAATATCTTCCTGAAACATGGGTAACTAGAATGTGTAATAAGAAAAATTTAAAAGAACTTGCTTTAATAAATTCCCAATATCCAGGAGAATATGTTTATTTAGATGGGTTTCATGATGATATCAAAATAATACATTTTAAATATGAAGATATAGATTATTCTTTTTTATCTTCTTCTTTAGTTTCTTCTTCATAGTTGTAATCATTTACTTTTTCATCTATTTCATCATAAGCCATAAGTAATTCAATTAAATTAGTAGATTTTCTAATTTTGGATCTAGCTTTTTTGTTTTCACTATTTTGAACATTTTCTTGTTCAAAAATTTGTAATTTCCATTTAAAAATTAATTCAGAAGGAACATCTTCAAGTAGTATGCTTATATCTTCAGGAAGTTTTCCCTCTGGTGATGCCTGTTCATCATAGTCTTGAACATTGTTCACTATTAAATAATACCAATACATTGCTTCAATGATAGAAGCTGATTTTCTGATGTTTGCACGATACTCTTTATTTTCGCTTTCTTGAACTGGAGGAGATTCAAATATTTCAAGTTTTGTTTGAAATAATTCTTCTGTTGAAGCATTTCTTATTGATTCCCATGAAATGGGTTTTGTATCATCAACAGTTTCTATTTTAAGATTGCCCTGTGCCTTATATTCTAGAAATTCAAGCCATTCTGCATGTTGTTTAGCATCTGCATCATGAAAATCTACTGTATTTTTTTCTATTTGGTATGTTGTCAATGTAGGCACCGCTTCTATTAATGCACGAACACAATTTGTATCTTTATGTATTTCAATCATTTGTACTTCAATATCTGGATGAGGAACACTTACATCTTCACCTTCGGGTATTTCTCTAAATCGGATATGTAAAGGATTATCTACATCTGAATAATCAGTAAATTTATGATATACAACATTAACCCTACATTGTTTCCAATATGATAACCATGTTTCGTGTGTTGAAGCAATATGTGCTTCCTTTAGAGTAACCATAATATTTTTCCTTTTAATTATTGTTTTTACGGTAGATTGTCTGGATCTCTTTCTCCAATGCAATTAAAATAATATGGACCATTTTGATCAACTTCTGTTCCAGTAGGTGTCCAATATCTTGTATATATCCCAAGGTTAACAGGAGCTGTTGATGCTGATTCTGTTGACCATACTTTATCATAAAAAATGCCTCTATTAGTTCCAGCACTAGCAGTAGCTACGTTATATGTTAAAGCTCTTCTTGCAATTACATTTATATAAACTTCATTTATTAAGGGAGAGACGGCAGTATAATCTGCAGTTGCCCATAATTGTATTTCGTTATTAGCATCATCCCATGTAATATAATTGTCTGGACTTGATGGTTCAGTTGTATTTGCAGTTTTTAGCCACAATTTATAAGTGTTTATTGTAGTTTGGTTAGTAGTATTTGCGGGTAAGTTTGTACTACCGTATTTTGTATCAGTAAAAAATGTTCCTTTATCAGACCAAGTTCCGCTACCTGGATCAGTTGTTGAAACTCTATAAGATCCCACTTCATCACCAGTTTTCATTTGAGTAATACAATCAGTTACAAGTGTATCCCGAAGATCAGCTTCAGCAGTTGGTCCTATCTTTAAATCTGGAGAACTCCAATATAATGAGCCAGAGGCGTTTATCGTTGCCGCAGTCGAAAAAGCTGTATTATGATACATGTTTTGAAAATAGCTATAGCCAACATCGGATCCACCTGTATTTTGAGTACCAAAAACTGTGTCGGGTTCTGCTCCTCCAGTATTATCAGCATCGTCAGGTTCAGTACCAGATCCTTGAGTTCTGTACTTATTAGTCGCGGTTCCTATTGATATAAAATGAGTGGGTTGTGAAACTTTTACTTCACCCGCATAATCAGAACCTGCATCTAGAAGGGCCGCATATCTTTTTCTTAAAAAATAACTTAATACTATTAAATTTGCATCAGTATACTGCCGCAGGTCTTTGTTTCCTGTATCCCAATATAGTGGTCTTTGTACTGCCATATTTAATCCATTGACAAGAGTTTCAAAATAGTGTAAACTATATAATGTGTATATTTCTTTTTATTTATATATATTTAGCCATCAAATGAAATGCTTATGAGAATATTATATATTGCCCCACACCTATCTACGGGTGGTCTCCCCCAACATCTTCTTAAAAAAATTGAACAGTTATATGATGACAATGATATTTATGTTATCGAGTATAGTGACTATGGTCATTACAGGGTTCAAAAGGATAAAATATTAAACATTTTAAATGATCGTTTAATAACTTTACACGAAGACAAAACTGTTATACTGAATTATTTAGATGAAATAAAACCCCATATTATTCATTTTGAAGAAATGCCCGAGTTCTTTATGGATGATGAAATAACAAAAAAAATCTATAAAAAGGTTAGAAATTATTTGATTTTTGAAACTTCTCATGACTCTTCATTTAGTCCTGATGATAAAAGATTTTTACCAGATAAATTTTTATTTTGTAGCGACAATCAATTAATAAAATTTAGATCAATAGATGTTCCTGCATGTGTCATAGAATATCCTGTTGATAAAAAAACATCAGAAAAACAAAGAGATGTTGCTTTGAGAGAATTGGGTGTTGATCCTGCTTTAAAACATGTATTGAACGTTGGATTATGGACATCAAGAAAAAATCAAGCAGAAATTATTGAATATGCTAAACTTTTGCCCAAGGTTCAATTTCATTTTGTAGGAAATCTTGCAGAAAATTTTAAACAATATTGGGAACCCCTGACAAAAGAATTGCCTGATAATTGTACTGTTTGGGGAGAACGAGAAGATGTAGATAAATTTTATTCGTGTATGGACTTGTTTTTATTTGCTTCTAAAGGTAGTGATTTAGATAAAGAAACGAATCCAATAGTAATAAAAGAAGCATTATCTTGGAATATACCTGTATTAGCACATAAATTAGATTCATATCTCGACAAATACAATGATAAAGTTACTTGGCTTTCTGATGATATTAATATTAATGCAATTAAGATATGTAGAATATTAGATGTTACTGATGACATTTTACATTGTTCAATGGGCGGCACCGGTCCAGAAGAACAAACAAGAATAAATTTTCAGTTTTTGAATTTTTATGATTGTTTTCATGAAAAATTATTGTGTATATATGAAATAGATACTGAATTGTTATGTTATAGATCATGTATTATGACAAATTCAATGTGGGCCCAGCCATTTTGTGGCGCAGATGTTATAAATGGACTTACAGTAAAAATATTTGATGCTCCTAAAGATTATTTTTCTAATATAAGTGATGAAAATTTACTAGATAATCATCATCTTTTATTTGAAAGATCCTTTCCACTTAAAACCACGCAAGATATTAGAATTCTTGGCGAAAGAAAAAAACTTTATGGAATAGCAGATGATCCTTCTTCTTGGTATACTCTTTATGAGACTTTAATATTAAATTATTATGAAAAATTAAATTTAATAGAAGGAGATACTGTAATTGATATTGGTGGACACTATGGGTTTTTTGATATGTACGCTTTAAATAAAGGAGCTTCTCGCATCTATACAATTGAACCTACAAAAACAACCTTTGATGTTTTATGTAAAAATTTAGCGGATTATCCTAATGTTTCAAAACACAATTTAGCAATTTCTTCTAGTAATGGAAGTAGAGAATTTATTCAGATTGGTTCTAGTTCATGTAATTCTTTTTATGATAATTTTAATAATAGTGATAATAATACTGAAAATCAAGGTGTGAAAAAAATAGAACGTGTTGATTGTATTACCCTTGAAAAATTTATGAAAAATAACAATATTGACAGAATAGATGCATTAAAACTGGATTGTGAGGGGGCAGAATGGGACTTGTTACCAGCAATTTCTGATGATATCTTTAAATATAAGATAAGAAAACTTTCTATGGAAGCCCATCCGTTTGGTGTTGAAAATATGAAAGAACGTGCGGAGAGTTTTATAAAAAGATTAGAAGAGTTGGGTTATCATGTTCTTGCTGATAAAGAAATAAGTCAAAATCAAGGAGAGTTGGGAAATTTATGGGCAGTAAGAATACCAAAAATAAAAATAGTTCATATGCTTGTTGATCCAGATGGAGAAAGAGAAAAGGAATCAATAAAACATCTTAAAAAATTATCTGAATATTCTGATTGGAAATATGAACAACTGATAAATCCCTTATATAAAGATTTGCCACCAAAAGATACATGTGCTAGACCAGATGATGTACAAAAGAAACCAGGAGATTATAAATTAACTCCTGCACATTATGGTAATTTTTCTGCTCATAGAGATGCTATAAACAAACATCTAAATGAAGACTTTGATGCAGTTTTATTTTGTGAATGTGATGCTATTTTTATAAAACCCGTTCATGAAGTTTATAGATCAATTATGGATAGATTGGATGATATAAATCAATATGATTTATATTATATGTCTTTTGGAAAAAGAATTCCTGATTGGGAACATGAAGATTATGCACATTTTGGTATAACGAATAGAATGTCCGAGGCGCATTGTTATTTACTGCCTACAGATAAAAAGAGAAAATCGTATTTTAGAAAAAAATTAAAAGATACAAAGTGGGACACATACGATCTGTGGTTGAATAACAATATCTTTCCTGATCAGAAATGTGGTATTGTTAAATCTCCTATTTCAATACAATGTTCAGGTGAATCATATCTAGACAAATCCTTTAAGGATGGCACTACTTTATTAAAAGATGATGAGATAAAACATGAAACGTTTTAAATTATCTTTTGTAACTTCTTGTTATAATGCTGAGGCGTATTTAGAAGAATTGGCTGATTCTGTCTTTTTTCAAAATTATGATCATTGGGAATGGATTCTTGCTGATGATTTTTCTGTTGATAATACACGTACATTAATGGAAAAATTAAAAAGAAAAGATTCGAGAATAAGAATAGTAGAACCCAAGCATAAAAAAGAAATCTGGTGGAATCCACAAATTCATGCTGTTGGTGAAATTGTATGTCATTTAGATGCTGATGATGCGATTTTACCTGGAACGTTTGAAAAAATAATTCATTATTTTAATTTGTTTCCTGAAGCTGTCTTACTTCATTTCAATGCGAACAAATATTTTGATGTCTTGCCTCAAAATTCAACTAATCTTTTTGATAAATTTAAAGATAATGTATACATGACAAGGGACAATGATTCTTTTTTGGAAGGATTTGAAAAGTTATGGCCACAACGATCAAATATTTTTGGATATTTAAGAATCTTTAAAAACTTACCAGGATTACGTTTTCCAGAACATGAAGATGGTGATGCTTGTTTATCAAATGATGGTCAATGGCTTTTGCATTTAGAAAGATATGGAAAATGGTTAACAGTACCTAGAACAACATATCTTGCAAGAGAGCATGGTGAGTGTGAAAATTTCAGAAATTGGAATCCTCGTGGAGAGGCACAGTTAGTTATAAATGAAAAGCAAGATAGAAAAAAATTTATTATAGAATATCCTAGAAATATTAAGTATTTTGATGATATCTATGATTTAGCAGAATCCACTTATTTAAGCAAATTAAATTATGAAACAGAAAGAAAACTTATATGTTTTTTAAATTTCGATTATACCCAAGAACAAATATCAAAAGTAAAGCATTTATTTTTCGATCATGATATCGTTTTTGATAAGTTTATAGAAAACATTTCTTATTATTTTGTTAAAATAAATTTAGAAGATACTCCAGAAACAATAAAGACAGTTATATCTAGATTGCCCCTGGCAAATTTTGAATTAAACTTTTTTTCAGATAATGTGCATTTGCATCAAAATAATCGTAATCAATCTGACAATATTGAAAATATAAAAGAAGTTATTGTATCACAGAGCCAAAACGTTTTTTGGTATGCACAAGATAATCGAATACATTTTATTTCAAATTTTCAACGAATACATAATGTACCTGAAATTGTTTTGTCCGCACATAATGAATATATTCCTAATAGAGAAGAAAAAAATGAAAAGAATTTAAAGATAATGCAAATACATGTTGGTTGTGGTCTTGAAATTCCTCCAAAAGGATATGGAGGATTAGAAGAAGTCATATATCAATATACGAGAGTAGCAGAAAAAAGAGGACATGAAGTAAGTTTGAAATGGTTAGATGATATAACACAAAATGATTTAGAAAAATATGATGTGTTTCATAATCATACTGGTGGTTTTTGGGATTTATTAAGAGATAGATGCATACCTTATATTTTTACAATGCATGATGCTTTTGTAAAAATACATGGAAAAAATTCTCATTTTTATATGACTAATAATGAAACTATAAAAAATTCTTTATTCAGTTTGATTCCATCTGAAGATATGATAGATTTTTTTCTATATCCAGAAAAATTGAGAAGATTGCATCATGGTGTAGATACAAATTTTTTCTATCCAAATGAAAATAAAAAAGATATACGATTGATTTGTGTGGGTGGAGGAGATGATAGAAAGGGATTTCATTTAGCAGTTCAAGCGGCGAAAATATTAGGATTTCCTATAACAATTGTTGGACCAGATTCAATACATGCAGTATATAATAAGACATTTTATGATATTGTAGAAGAATGTAAAGAACATATTGATATAAATCTTACTGGTAATGTAGAAAAGAATGAATTAAGAAACTTATTAAATGAACATCATGTGATGATTCATCCAGCATCTTTAGAAACGGGTCAGCCCTGTCTTGCAGTACTAGAAGCAATGGCATGTGGTTTACCTGTAGTTGGAACAATGCAAGATAAACTTTCCTTGAAAGGATTTGAATTATGTACAAGAGATGTTGATGATATCGTTAATAAGGTTAAAATTATTTTAGACGATTATGATGAATATTCAAAGAAAGCAAGAGAGTTTGCAAGAGAAAGAGATTGGGAAAATATTTTTGATGAATTGGAAAAATATTATTATGAAGCAAAAGAGTTAAAATATACTAAGCCTTTTGATATGAAAGATAGATTATTATTTGCATATAAAAATACAAACAGAGAAGGAAAAAATGTTTTTGATTTGAATATGCAAAAAAATCCCTATTTATCTATTAGAGGAAATGTTCCTATAGCTTATAAGATTAATTTTATTGATCGAGATACGGGTATGGTTCATTATTCAAATGAGGTTTCTGTTGGAGGATGGGTTGCTTGTGGTATTGATTATTATGTGAATTGGAGAATTGAAGCAATAAATGTTGAAACAGAAGAAATAGAATTTGAATATGAACAGGATTTTACAAATAAAAATATTTTTGTTTGGTTTGATTCAGTGGCGTTGGGCGATACTTTGGCTTGGTTACCAGTTGTTGAAGAATTTCGTAAAAAACATAATTGCAAGATGTATTGTAGTACATTTTGGAACGATTTAATATCTGAATCATATCCGGAAATAACTTTTATAATCCCCGAATCTGGATTTGAAGATTTTGTATCTTCTTATCGAATAGGATTTTTTGAAGAAAGTCCTCAATCTCCAGTAGATATGAAAGGGGTTTCTTTACAGAATTTATGTGCAGGAATTCTTGGTATTAAAGATTTTAAAGAAACAAGATGTAAAATAAAAGTTAAAGAAGAAGTAGATCCTGAGTTAATAGCTGATTTAGAAACAAACCCTGCTACAGGACGGGTAAAGCCTTATGTGTGTATTGGTATGCAATCAACTGCTCAAGCAAAATATTGGAATTATCCAGGAGGTTGGGACAAAGTGGTTGACTTTTTATCCAAAAAGGGGTATAATGTAGTATGTATAGATAAATTTCAATCTTTTGGACAGGGAGAATATTTTAATGTAGCTCCAAAAAAGGTGATAGGTAGACATGAACGAACTATAGATCAAACAATAGCTACTTTAAATGGTGCTGAATTTTTTATTGGATTAGGTTCTGGTTTATCATGGTTGGCGTGGACTTTAAACAAATATGTAATAATGATATCAGGATTTAGTAATCCTGGATCAGAATTCTCTTCAAAATGTATTAGACTCCATGATGATACTGTTTGTAATAGTTGTTATAATCGACATAAATTTGATCCTAGTGATTGGTTATGGTGTCCAGATCATAAAAATACTGATAGAATGTTTGAATGTACAAAAAATATTAAACCGGTAAAAGTTTGTGATGCTATTGAAGAAATAATAAAAGTAATAAACAATAATGATTAAATCAATAAAACCTCAAGATTTTGCAATTATTATAGAAGATATTGTTACTAATAAAAAAATGTCTTATTTAGATGCAATATCTTATTACTGTGAAGAGACAAAAATGGAACCCGAAACAGTTGGAAAACTTGTTCAAGGAAATTTAAAAGCCAAGCTAAGAGAAGAAGTTACAGCCTTGCATTTTCTCCCAAAAACTGCTACAATACCAGGACTATGATAAAAATGGATCCGTTTGATTGTTATAAAGAATACGTTTCAATCAAGACTCATTTTCATGCTAATAAGTATGATTACTTTAAGCATAAAAAAAGAAAAATCTCATTGAATGCTTTTAAAAAACGTAATGATCAATTCTTTTTTGTAAGATTGTCAAAAAGTTATAAAGATGATGAGATATCGAAATTCTTTGTTGCTAACTTTATTGAGAATGAAAACTTGTGGATAGGTGATGCACTTGATTCACAAGCAGAAATAAAATATAAAGAATGGCAAAAAAGAATACAAAGCATGAGTTATATTTTTAGCAATGATATTGAAAAATTGTTGAACAAAGAAGATTTTGAAAATTGGTTCAAAGTTGAAAAAGGTCAACATCCTTTATTGCTGAAACAAACGATTGCTAAATATATTTGTATGGAAACTTTTTCCATACTTAATATGATACTTAACTTTGTTCCTGACTGGGATCAAAAGATAAAAGAAACTTTTGTCTGGCCTCAGTTTAGAGATAAAGTTTTAAAATACACTCCATTTTTGGAGGTGGATAAGACGAAATTTCGTAAAATACTACGAGATACAATTAATACAACGAATACATCTAATACAACGAATATAACGAATATGAAAGGTTAACAATGGCACAACTATCCGCACTAAAAAAATCCCGCAAATCCTTTATGCAAAATCTTCACAAAGAAATTGAGAAGATTGATACTCCTTCTGAATCGAAGAGTTATATCGATGATCGATTTTGGAAGCCAGAAATAGATAAGTCTGGAAATGGATATGCAGTTATTCGATTTCTTCCTCCAGTAGATGGAGAGGATGTCCCATGGGCAAGAGTTTTCAATCATGGTTTTCAAGGACCAACAGGTCTTTGGTACATTGAAAATTCTTTGACAACTCTTGGTAAGAAAGATCCTGTCTCAGAATATAATTCTCAACTCTGGAATTCTGGAATCGAGGCAAACAAAGAGGTTGCTCGTAAGCAAAAGCGCCGCTTAACTTATATCAGTAACATTTATATTGTTTCTGATTCAAAGAATCCTCAGAACGAGGGGAAAGTCTTTTTGTATAAATTTGGGAAGAAGATTTTCGATAAGATTAATGATGTGATGAACCCCGAATTTGAAGACGAATCTCCTGTAAATCCCTTTGATCTTTGGGAAGGTGTGAACTTCAAATTAAAGATTCGTCAAGTTGAAGGTTATCGAAATTACGATAAGAGTGAATTTGATAAACCCACACAACTTGTAGAAGACGAAACTGAGCTTGAAAAAGTTTGGAATTCACAGTATGCTCTTACAGAATTTACTGGTGATGATCAATTTAAGGCTTATGATGAATTGAAAGCGAGACTGGATTCTGTTCTTGCAGTAGAAACTCCTCCTATTACTGAGCCTGTTTTTCGACCTACCACTACACCCAAAACTGCTGAAAATGTTTCTTCAGAAGAAAAAACGTCTTCTGTAGATGATGAAGATATGTCTTATTTTGCTAAATTAGCAGAAGATAACTAATCTCACTTTAGGGGGCCTGGAGTGTCGTTCCAGCGGCACGCCTTCTAAAAGCCCCCCGCACTATGGCTAACATCTCCATCCAGCAGGCCACTCCCATCCATGTTTACAAAATCGTGATTTTGTTGAACTGTAGTTGAACTGTTGACACTAGAGTAGTCGGTATGGTACATGTTGGTGCTAGATTGGTTGCCTGCTCCACTGTTGGTGTCTTCCTTCAATTTATTTTGCAGAAACTTCAATTTTATAGCATCAAATTCAGCAGAATCCTTCTTCAAAACATCTGTAGTTCGTGCAACATGTGAGGCGGCTGAAGGATGAAAAACACCTTTTTCCTGGTACATTCCCTGAGCCCTACCTTCAGCCAATGTTTGCAAATATCCAGAATATAGGGTTTGCATTTGTTCATATGGATCAGCTTTACCTCTTTTGCCGATATTCTGTCTAGCACTCCCTGTCTTCCAAGTGCCCTTTTTTTGGGTAGCTAGTTGTTTAGACTGAAAGGATGCATCTGCTCTTGCTTCCTCCAATGCTTTCTCTGCAGGAGATAATACTTTTTCAATTCCAAATACTTTAGCAAATTTTTCTCCAGCGAATGCACCAATTGTATTTGTTAACCATTGTACTATAACTCCAAAAATAGCACCTATTATAGCACCAGCAATAATTCCAGGTAAACTTCCTACACCTCCAAGAATTCCTCCTGCTGCCGCGCCTGCTAATGCACTTGTTACATATGGATTTTTTGCTTGTCTTTTAATAAAGTTCCATGTAGCCGTTTTCATGGCGTCTGCCATTCCTTTACCTTCTTGATCATTGATTTTTAGTGCTTCTGATAAAATTGGTCCTCCTACGAGTCCAGCGGCCGCTCCAAGTAATGCACCAGCAAGCATTCCAACAGGACCCATTGGGGCACCCATTGCGGCTCCAAAAATCGCTCCAGCACCAGCGGCCCCTCCACCGCTACCCCAATCAATTTTCATATACCAATTTTTTAGACCTGTTCTGAATGCTACACCAAGGTCTTTTTCTCCTCCTTTTTCCACTTTTATCATTTCTCTAATGGCACCTGCTCCTATGAATCCAACAGCTCCTCCGAGAACTGCTCCAGCTATCATTCCTGAAAGACCAAGAGGCATTAAGAATTTTGCGCCCATTATACCAAGTCCAACTCCAGCATAGGTTTCTAAATTCTTCAACAAGTGTTCTTTCATTTTTGTCATCATACCTGCTGAGTCCATTTTTCCATCGTCTGATCCAAAAACATGATTTAGTCCACCTAATGCTCCTGAAAGTATTCCAGCCATTATTGCTCCTTTTGGTCCACCTAAAGCAAAACCAAGTAAGGCACCTTTTCCTGCAGTTCCCATTGCGGCTTCAGCAAGTGATGTATAAGGCCCTCCTCTTGGAGAAAAATATGAATCTATAAATGCTGTAACTCCACCACTAAAAGTATCCTGATCAAATCCTGCTTTTAATGCCTCAATTAATGCTGGTCCTGCAACCAGTAAAGCAACGCCTCTTGCTAATTTGGGTAGCAATGCCATACCTAAACTTCGTGGTAAGAATTTTCTTAATCCCCCAGGAATTCCTAAGAGTGCAGTAGATAAGAAATTGCCCAACATTCCCATGAATCCTCTTCCGCCACCTGCTCTCAGTCCTTTTGGTAGAACAAACTCTTTCTTTCCGCCCTTGGATTTGCCCTCAAGTCGATCTTCTTTATCTTTTCTTAAATCAGCCGCCTCTGCTTGTAACCCTTTTAGCATGAAACCTTTCATGCTTTGTAATACATCTGTTTGTATTTCTAGATGTTTTTGAAGACTAGCAGTATTTCCTGCGTTTTGTTCTTTAAGCTCAGAAACAAGATTTTGAAAATGT